CTCTGTCAGACCGTCTAAAACGCTGATAAGCGTATCAGCCAACTCCCTTGTCTCGGCGTATGTCCTACCCCAGCAATCTATTTGCAGATTGGGAGAAGTCCTATAAGTGCCATCGTGGGATCTTTCTCTCGTGGATGAAACCCTTAGGTAACTTAAGGCCGGAAGCGCAGAATTTTCCAATAGCCCAATCGGATAGATCCGTTGCCCGACAAGGTTGGTTATGTCAGTGTTTAGAAGATAGGTTGTTATGTCTTTTTCTACGCTCATATCTTTTTTAACTGATGCCTTAACACCTTATCGAATATTTTTACCGCCTGCCTTTTCTTGGCATCAAATGCTGGCCTTAAAAAGGGCCTTGCAGGGAAGCCAGGGTGAGTGCCTATATATCTCCACCCAACATTTTTGATGTTAACGGCAGAGTTAACCTGAAACGGCCCCCTCCCATATTCATGATAGGGAGCGTATTCAACATCTGTCCCGACTACAACAGAAATTCCTTCTACCCCTTTTTCAACCTCAGGATTTTTAGACTCTTCCGGGCTAATGGATCTCTTTAAATTACCGGTTTCTATGACATTCTTCTCGGTGATGTTTTTGTCCGCCTCGACAGCGATCTCAAACCCAGCAGCTATTAAAGAGTTTTCGACGGCTTGGGTGGTGGCCTTTTCGTTTTTTCTGAAAGCCCTTATTAATTCTTTATCACCGACTAATCGCGCGCTCATACCTCTACTTTTTCGCAGATTACAGAAGTCTTTATTCCTCTTAAGTCGTCGACCACTTGAATGATGTCGTAATAGTCTGATCCCACACTAACCCGCATGGTCTCGTCTATCTCGTAGTCGCCCTTAAGTACGATCCGGTAGGTGCTTTTCCTTACCGTTTTATCGCCCTCTTTGGTCTCGGTTGACCCCTTTGAGTCATCTTCACCTATCGCGCAGGGTATGTCAGAGAACTTGTCACTCCAAGATTTTACAGGTTCGTTATAATCGTTATAAGTAATCGTGAACTCTTGAATGGAACACGTATTCTTAAAAAACCCGCTCAGATTATCCAAAAAACCGGTATGTATGATATTAGTATTCACGCAATGCCTGGTTTATGATAATCTGGTATCTAGTCCAATCGTTGTAGCCTGTCTCAGCGTAACCAAAGGCCACCTCGTTTTCGACCTCGTCTCTCAGTCTTTGCGCTGACTTTCTCAGGCTCTCGGCAACGGCCGGGCCGTCGGTTTGAAGGTCCAGCATCTTGATCTTTTTCTGAACCATAGCCTGAGATGAGGCCATCGTCTCTAATGCGTAAGCAGCGGCAATTCTTACCTCCGTCTCGTCATCGACCTCACTTAAAGCAAGAAAGGTGTTAATCTCTTCATCGGAAAAAATTGTGTTATCCGGGGCGTCGGTGTCCCCGATGATAAGCCTTACTTTTCCTGCGTCAGTTGTGGGGTCGTACGTGCTCATCCGTGTACCTTAGTCTTGTGCATTTTCAGTGCTCTCTCAGAGGCAAACTCCTTACCGCACTCATCGCATTTCAGTCTACCGCTGAGCTCTTTCTCTTGTTCCACTTCCTTAGTCTTGTCGGGGCTAGAGGCAGGAGCGGACAGAGCCCGCTCAATGCCTTCCAGCCTATCATGAATCAGAGATAGCCACTCATCGGTTTCGGTTGGTGTCCCTGGTTTCATCAGCTACCGCTTCCGTCAGATGCAACAGTCATCTTCGGATCCATAGCAGTGCCGCCGAAGACGTGACGAATCTTGTACTGAATAGAATCAGTATCAAAGTCGCCGGCCATCGTGTCAACCTCACCGCCGCCAGGTCTGCGGGCGTTGGGAGACTTAACGAAAATTTCGGGCTGCTCGTGTCCCCTAAGGAATCCCATCTCATAGGCGGGTCTTCCATTGCCGGGATCGGCAAACAAGAACCAACTAGAGGAACCATTAGAGGAAGATGCCACGATAGGAATGTAGGGGTCGACATGCAATGTCAGCCTGTTACGCACCCAATTCGCTGTAATCAGCTTACTGTTTGAAGCGCCGCCATTCTCGTTGAGCTCAAGCTGTGTTGAGTTCAGAATGTTATTAGCGGTTACTTCCAGTGCCGGGGGAACAACCAGGTGAAGCGCTTCGATGAAAATAGGCTCACCGTTTGCGTCGGTCTGGTTAGCAAGTACTTCCATAGCGGTCTGAAGACCGGAAATACTCAAGGCCGGATTAGATGTTACAATGTTATCGTTGTCCGCCTTATACACGCTTGCATGAGGTCCGCTGGAGTCTGTGTACAACTCGGTAGCGAACTTTTGCTCACTCCGGGCGGCAGCACGAGCAAACCTTTGAGGCACATCTTTCAGTGCGTCGAGGTCGTCGTTAATCATTGCCTCCCAGGAGAAAGGAATACGGCGGCCGTACTTCTTAACCGAATAGGTGTAAGCGCTGTCGCTCATTGAACTTTCGGGGTATTCGCCTTGTTCCTTAACCTCAGAGAGTACGTTGTCAGCACCGCTCACAGCGTACCGCTCGACAGTCCTAAAATCCCTTACAGTCGAAACCTTTACATAGTTCCGGTAAGGCATGGACTGTGTTTTATAGGTTGCCAGAAGCTGACGGTCCAAAATGTCCCCAAACAGTTGAGGAAAGTCGGAGGTCGTCATTGCCTCGTGCAACAGGCGGGGCGATTTTTTGCCGGAAAACACCCCGGAAACCAACTTCAAAGCCTCGTTAAACTTTTTCTGGTAGTTGTCGCCTTTTGCCCGGTTGTGGGTGGCGGCTCCTTCGCTACCGAAAAGCTTCTGTACGGAGGCTTCCTCTTGTTTTATCGCTTCTAAACTTTCAAGAAATTCCATATCAGTAATTTTTAATATCCAATTTTGACTTTGATTGTAGCATCCTGCCCGCTAGAAACAGCCTCCAGGGCATATCCGAAAAACGTTCCGTTCGAGGTATCAGGGGTGAGTTCACCCGCATCCAGCGAACCAGATCCATCGTCATAGTACAGTTTTTGTCCTACCGAGATAGCACTTCCAGAGTCGGAGGTGTTATTGGCAGTTACCGCCAGGTCATAAACACCAGCGGTATCTACTACGGCGCTGTCATCACTGTCGGCGTCATATTGAGCCACGCCGGGAATCGATCCTACCAAAACAGCGTCCCCGGATTCAACACCTGACCCAACACTCAGGTACAGGTAGCGTCCATCTTCAAAAATTCTATTCGTTGCCATGATTTATCGTTTTGCCATTTGTTTTGCTTGTTCTTCGTCGTATCCCATCAATTTCCAGGAATCAACTGCCTCCTGGAAGGTCTCGTCAGATCCTTTCGACTCGCCAAAGTCCTTAACCTGACCGGCTCCAAGCTTGGAGAGGTATTCGCTTTCCTGCTCAACAGCCTTATTGATGGCCTCTTTGAACTTGTCTTTATCAATCTCGCCCTTGTCGTTGACCTCGTATTTACCGGCCAAACTCTCTACAAGACGGCTCTTTGTAACTTCGGGAAGTTTGGATTCCTTGAGCTCTTCGGCTACTACTTTCCTAGCCTCCTGAGTAAGGAAAAGCTCCCGATAACGCTGGTTATCTTCTTCCAGCTTCTTGCTTTTTTCTTCAAGGTCTTTCTTCTCCTGGGCGATCTGATCGTAGCTCTCCTTGAGCTGATCCTTTTCGCCCTTGAGAGAATCATAAGACTCTTTCAATTCCTGATACTTGTCCATGTTGTCGTCTTTTGGTCTATAACTCTCAAATAATTCAGTGATTTGTCCTCCCGCCCCGGGCATGGTCACGAAGTCCACAGAATGGGCCTCGTTAATCTCCGAGATAATGGCTCCTGTTTTCCCGTCTACTTCACCTTGATAGGCTTTGCCCGAAGCACGATGAGATAGCCCTATATAGGGAGCCATCTCTTCGACGGGTTTTTTGAACTTTTCAAATACTTTTGCCTTAGCGTACAACCCAGGTCCATCCGGCCCTTCTTTGAATTCTGCATTAGAGGTAAGCACGCCGGCTAGATCATTAAGGTCTCTTTCTGGGCGCTCGCTCTCCTCTGAGCGGGTGGGATGATTCCAATACATCTTAAGCCCTTCGGTGTAGACCGGGGCAGCGTCTTTAAGAAGGGATTCTGAGTAATACCCGGAAGATCCCCAGCCGGGAGAGATGATTTTGATGGGTAGCTCTCCGTCAGCACCAGGGGATTCTACCAGTTTAACCGGGTTTTCTTTAATAATGTGCTTCTCTTCCATGCTTTCTACCTTTGAATTTGCCACTTTAATGGCCTTTTCATCACATTCTTTTTTACTTCCACCGTTTTCGAGGCATTGCCGTCTAACGCTGTTAGCAACCGTTACCCACTTTTGCTTTTGTTTTTGAGACAGCCCCGAATAATGCTTTTCAACATCTGCTATGTTCCACGGCTCTTGTAGTTCCATACCCAAATTAACGAGAAAACCCCGCCTTTAACAAGAAAAGTGCGGGGTCTAGTCCTGAGTGATAGTAACTTATATGTTAATCAACTGACGTTCAGTCGGGGGTTTATTTATCAGTGAGAGTAGAAGAGTAATCTCTCCAAATAGTTGCGGGGGATAGATGCAATAACTCGCTGACAGCGTTCACTCTTTCAGACGTTTTGCGGGATGAACCGAGCCTGGCTGCTATCTCGATCAGCTTGTTGTTTGCTTTTTCGGGGTTATCGATACACTCTTTTACAAACTTCTTCCTGTCCATTATAACTCCTCCTCTTTAACTCGATACAAAGCATGGCATCTACAACCGGGGAACCTTAATGGTCTCAAATCTCCGCTGGGGAACGTCTCGTCAATGTCAATCCATCCGGCGGCGGTGTTGTTCATACACCCCTCGCTAACTCGTGAATCTCCCGTGTTAGACCACCATTTTTCCATCGGTATCCCGGCGTCTCTTAGTTGTCCGGCAGCATCCCTACATCCCTGCTCAAAGGCATGGCCGTTCTCAGTGGCGGAGACAAGCTCGGCCCTGTTTCTCAGGTGCGCCTGTGGTTTTTTAACCGCAAACTCTTCGAAGGTATTCTTGATTACTCGTGCGGTCTTAGCATAATTCCATCCATTCTGAGCGGCATCCTCTAATGTTTCCTTAATCCTTGTCCGGGTAGTCTCGTCAATCTTGGTTATCATCTCAGCGCTTCGCTGCTCGATCCATTGTCTTGCCCGGGCGTTTTCAATGTTAAAACTTTCAGCCTCCCTAAAGGACGCCTGGAGTTCGGTCTCCTGCTGGAGGTCGTTGATTTGTTTCGTGCCCCCCCTCTCATAAGCCCGGCGAAGAATGTTCTTCAAAATCCTTTCAAACTCCAATGCCGTAGCCTCAAACGTATCAGTCAGGGTCGCCTCCACCTCCGAGGGGACGGGCACAGAGTCGAATCTCTTTTTAAAAAGACCCATAAACTTATCGCCCTGCTCACGAAAAATCCCTGCTATCTCTGCGTGAGATTTACGCTCCAAAGGGATGATAAGCTCATCCTTTTCTGCCAGTGTAATGGTCTCCTTTAAACGCTGTATCTTATCTATCATTGTTAATCTGCTTTACAGCCTCTGCTAACTTATCAAGCTCATCCTTAACCTGCCGTGACCACTTCCGGGAAGATTCAGCGTACATTCTTTGGATGATCTCGTCTGGGTTTTCTACATTTAAGGCATCAAGGATCATCCTGGTTACCTGTTCATCTTCCAACGTCCCGGCCGGCTCTTTACCGTTCAACGTAGCAGCGGAAACAATCGCCTCTACCCGAGAGGTAACATCTTTTTCTAACAGGTCGGGGAATGTTATATGAACGGTCTTGCTCATTGGCTTGCCTCTTTTCTCGGGATCTTCTGAGGTGGTGTCTTTGGCAAGCTCCACGACTTTATCGCCGTAGTAGTTCCTGATTACAGCCCCTCCTAGTTTCCCTTTCGGAGCCTTTACCGACTCATCGATCACGTACTGAAATATCTTTCCTAAGGCACTTTTCCAGAGCGTTTGACGATCTTTGAACATGATCTCCATCGGGCGTTCCATTGCCTTAGCGGTAGCAAGATTGCCTGTGGAAGGATCGCCCATAAGGTAGTGATAGAATATACCAGTCCCGGCCGAGATCATATGAACCATCTTGTTTCCGTCTCCGGCTTTCGTCGAGGGGCCGCTTGCCTTAAACGGCTCCATCGATACCCCTTGCCCTTCTATCCAGGTTGAACCAGCAGCGGCGGCGGGGTTATTCTCTTTGTGAAGGCCGGTAGAATAAGAAGACTGCAGACCTTTTTGTACTTTGTTGACAGACTTTTGACCGCCTTTTGTTTTGACCTTCCAGGCGAATCTTGAATAAGCGTTCACGATGGTAGCCCAATCCTCCAAAAAGTTTTTATAGGCTTTAGCCCAATCCATCACCCCGTAAATCTCAGAGGTTCCGAACTTCTGATCAGAAAGTTTGTTTACGGCCAGGTGGTATATGGGGGTGTCTTTTTCGACAGGGTATCCCTCAATCTCATCAAGGGGGTCCTCATTGGTCCAGTCGGGGTAGTACTTGATTTTTTGCTCGTTGCCCTTGAAAAATACCCTCTTGTAGTATTGAACAGTCTTGAAGTCTTCATTGTCTACCATTACATCCACAATCTGATCCATCGGGATCGTTCGCACCCTTACCCTCCCGGTAGAGGGGTCGGTGAAAAACACAAAAAAGAGGTTGCCAAACATTTGCAACTCGGTCTCCTTTTGCATCAATGCTTGTTGCTGGGTGAGCTCGTCCCGATTCTTTTGGTCTTCAAGAAAATCCTGAACAACCTCGTTGACCTCCTCGTGTTCGGCCTCAATCTGGATGCCCTGTCCAAAAACATACTGCGTTTGTGTCAAAATAGCCCGCCTTATAAGAGGGTTTTTCAGCCAGTACATGCGGGCCCAATCGTTTATCTTGTCAAGGGTGGACTTGTCAAGCTCTTTGCCTTTTGAGCCAAGCCTGCTCCATCCTTGATCTTCAACTGCAAGCTCCAACTCTGCGATCCGTTCCTGGAAAAACTCTATTGTATCATCTCTCTGATGCAGATCCTCTCGTAGCTTTTGAATCGCTTCTCTATCGTTGCCAATGTTAATCAGTGCCATGCTTTATCGCTTTAAATGCCTGTTTAATCTCTTCCGGTGTGCTTGCTGCTTGCGGTTCGATAACAAGAGAGCTTATGTCTATCTTATTTACCCAGCGCACCACATCGCCCTGGTGAAGCTCAACAAAACCGTTAAGCTCTCTTATCTGGACAACATCCTCATAGACCTGTTCGTGCTCGTTATCGATTATGATGGTTACTTTGGTCATACTGTTGAGATGTTTACTCGTTCATCGTCGGTTATTACATCGTCTATCTCCGGGGCGCTCATAAGGTCATAAACAGCCCAAACCAAGGCGTCTACCCTATTGGGGGATCGATCCGATCCGGGAACCCAGGTGAGCATTTCGTTTTCTAGTTGATTAAGACCCCTTGCGTGTTTTACCAATCCCTGTTCGTACATGCTTACCACCGGCTCAGCCCGTACTTGCTTAGAGCGGGAGGCAGTGACCTCATTTATGTTGACCATTTTTGATACAGCAAGAATGTTAGAAGCCACCATGTCGCCGCCAAAATTTCGCTCGGCCACTACCGAATCAGCTTGCAAACTGTTGTACTCATTTACCGTGACCGTAGCCCATTGCAAGGGCGTGTAAGCCCCACTATTGTCAGAGAGAACCCACAAGTAGCCCTGGTGGTCTTTTCCTACCGCTACAATGCCAACCTCGTCACCGTCCACACTGCCCGATGGGTCAACGCCAATGGATATTCTCTGGAGAGCGGGTATCTTGTTTGTATGGTTAATAAGCTCAGGCGTCCAAAGAACGGAGGCAGCGCCCTCAACGAATTTCCCGTAAATCTCTTGATCCATCATTGCGTTGGACATCCTGCCAATCTCATCCTGGAGGGCTTGTACGTCCTGTTTTGTCAAAAAGGGATTGTCATATGACGTAAACTCTAAAACGTTATACCCTTTCTGGCCGTTCTTTGCCGACTTGTAAAGCGTATAAAATGGGTGCTCATCGCCCTCTTTGTCCCAATAACCTTTCGGTACGCCGGCGGCAATAAGCAAGGAATCGGGGGAATCCATAAGCATCGGCAAGACAGCATTCGTGTACAGATACTTGTTTTTTAGTATAATCCCAGCCTCATTCAAAAAGATTATATCATAGCCGAAGCCCTCCCAATTTTCCGGGCGGTCAGCAGAACGGAAGTCAATGTATCCTTGTTCTATGTTAAGCTGCTTCTGTTGTTTGTGATATTGGTAGTTGAGGCCGGAGCCTTTCATGGCGGGAAGGAAATACCTTTCGATGTAGCGGTCAATGTTTGAGTTAATCGTGTCGCCCCAAAGCATTTTCTTACCTTCGGCGGCCCACTCTATGAAAGCCTGAGCCGCCCCCTGGGTTGCGCCGAATCTACGCCCTTTCGTGACAATCTGGAATCGGCATCCTTCAGGAATATTGAAAAATATCTCGCTTTGAGACCTCGTGTATGTCAGCTCAATCTTTCTTCTCATCGATGATCTTTCTCTCAATCACTATCTTTTCATCCTTCGAGGTGTGGTCAATATGCTGCTGGTTGAGTTTTTTATGTTCCTCTTCATCGGCGAGCAATTTATACAGTGCAAGCTGAAGAGTGGCGTTCGGGGAGTCAAGCCACTTTTTTTGCAGCTTTCTTTTGGTGGCGATTTTATTGTCGTCAAGCTTTTGTTTTAGCTCCTCCACTTTTTCTAACTCATGGTTATAGAAGGTCGCCGAAGAACAGGGCAAATAACTTATGACCTGAGAGAAAAAATAAAGGTCGTTTTCCTCGATAGCGGTCTTTGCCTTTTCGATTAAGTCCTCTTTTTTGTAACCTTTTTTTGTCGCCATCACAATAATATTATCAGTAAAACTACCACTCCCCACAGAATCCATTCAAGTTCGGGAGCGTTTTGAGCTTCGTCTTTCATCTGTGAATATTTTGAGCCAGCAGTAGGACTCGAACCCACGGCAACCTCATTACAAGTGAGGCGCTCTTCCTGCTGAACTATGCTGGCGTATTTCATACAACCATAATTCCGGAATAAAGGAATACCGTGAACAGAACCATACCGGCAATTATACCCAGAACAAAATAAATTAA